GAGAATGTCTTGGGCGCAACTTCCGGCGTATCTACTACAGGTTCCGGGGCCGCCGTGGCTTCCAGTTCCGGCGCGGGCGCTACTTCCGCTTCAATCGCTACTTCTTCGGTCATTGTGAATCCTAAGATCCCCCGGTGAGCCGCGCCGGTACGGTATTATGCAAGATTTTTGTCAATTTGTGCAAGCCTATACGCTTCAACAACTTCTGGTGTATGTACAGCCGAGCAAATGGCTTGAACTTTGGCATTTTCACCATTTACGTCAGCACCAGGCACGACAACGTGGCGATGGAATTTGTTGCTGATTTCAATGCCATCTTCTTTGATGGCGGTCTTGGTTCGCACTTGCACAATACCCGATTCAAGGACTTCAATGCGGTCAGCTACGATTACTTTTTCAAAAGCCATTTTGATACTCCGATCAAAATCAAATTTTGGTCATCTGGGCCAGCACAGTTTTCATCAGTAAGGTTATGGCGCAGTTAATGTGTCCATGCCGACAAGCGCAAAATTAACGAAGTATGGTTCTAATGCAGTGTACCCCGCGCCCCAAGTCACGCTAAACGTAATTGCGCCATTACTGTTAAACGTCAAATTTGAAATTGATTTTACAAATGCGCCAGCGCCGGTATTGTAGGAAGCAATTGATGTTGCTGGACTGATTTTGTCGACACCAGCTCCCGCCGTATGTTTTTGTGCAAAAACACAAGAGTAACCATAATCTCCATAATCTGATTTTTTATAGATTGCCAAAATTAAAAATCCACAAAACCCCTGTGTGTCTGGGATTGTGTTGCTTGATATTACATAGTTATCGGTGCCCCCAGGAGTGACAACAATAATTTCATTTTCATACCGCGATGTAACCGAGCCTTCTCGCGTAACCGTTGTTTTAAAGTTGTTTAGCCATACCGCAGTTGGTGACCAAACTTGAGATTCGCCAACAACGTATAAAGGCTCTGAGGTTGGGACGGAGTTATTAGTTAAAACTGGCGTCCCTAATGTAATAGCGGAATACTTGCTATAAATGCAATGCGGGTCTGTGCTTGCCGCAGTCAACCCATGAAAGGCATAATTTTCAACGTAAATGTTATTGCCGGTTCCTGTTAAAACATAAAAATAATGCCCAGTGTAACTTCCAATATCATCAAAATTTAAGCCACGAGCAAGGTGTACTTGAATGCCGCGATAGCCAGATTGATTTGATCCAGTCCAGCCGCGCACGTTAATATAGAAATTTTCAAACGACATTGTAGTAGTTGCAAAATTCCCATTTATTGTGTAAAAATCGTTTGGGGTAAAATTTGACACAATATTAAGAGCGCAGCCAGATACATATGTGGCTGGAAATGCTGTTGTCCCTGATTCGTTCAAGTTCCAGCCATTGTCCATAAAACTAATTTTACGGAATGTGCTAGTAATGCCGCCACGAATGCAAATTCCAAATTTTTCAAACAAGGCAAAGTGGCAATTTTCTACCAATGCGTCCAACGGGCTAACGTAAAGACCAATTTGTGCGCCGTTATATCCATACACGCATAAATTAGCCAAGTATTTCAACGTATCTTTAGTTCCTACAGTCGCGCCATCAGCAGAACCAAGTAAATTTGTACCATCGCATTTGATAGTTGCAAATTTCGTAGCCAACCCCGCTGGGTCAGCAATACACGCAGGGGAAAAATTGTTGCTGTTATTATAAACCGCAAAATTAATAAACCCATGAGAAAAGAATGCCGACGAAGGACCGGTCAGTCGTATCTCTTCGGTAACGCCACTGTCCAATGGTGATGTGATTCGATATGCTCCAAGAGGCACAAATACGCACCCACCTTTAGCTGCTTGAATTGCATTTTTAAAAGCAGATGTGTCATCAGCAATGCCATCTCCAACAGCACCATAATCGAGGACGTTAAAAACTTCGCCCTTGATCATTGAATAAGTTGCTTTAGTTAAAGACATTTTTTACCTTCATGCAAAATAAGTAAACACGCCGAAGAATGATAAATTAGTTGGAACACCTAAATCATTTTTTGTTAGAAAAGTTGCATCAACATTATTTCCAACTTTATATACGGTAATTGTGGGGCCTGTAATAAAACCAAGCAAACAAAAATACGTCGAATTGGGACAAAACAGCATACAAGTTCTATCCGCATTTGCGGAATTAAAAGGCATTCCGGTGATTTGTAATGTGGCGGTGTTTGAAAGAGTTGAAACATTCACGTTGTACAAATTTACTTGCACACTGACTTGACGACCGACCCGCGTGTATGTGCAGCTTGTTGTACTTGACGATAGCGTACCGTCAGAAATAGCCAGAGAACAAGTGCCTTCCTCATAGTCAGCCAGCAACTCGCTTGTGCCTGTTCCTGGCGTGGCAGAAAAGTCGATGCCTTGACCAGATGTGCCAACAATAAAATTTCCTGTTGACGCAGTAACAGATGTCGCGCTGATTGCGCGGCCCGCTGTCAAATTGGCAACACTAACTTGTTTTGTTGCACCGCTTTGAACAATCGGTAGTACTTCAGTTCCAGCAAGGGGAGTAGTTGACGCGGGGAGCGCTGAGATTTTTGTATTTGCCATAATTGTTCCTTAAACGTAGTTAACTTCAATGGATGAAGTAACTGGAGGCGCTTGAGAGAATGTGACTACAGCGCCAGCAACGCTGTACGTATTCTTTTGTTGGTACACGCCGTTGATGTATATATTAGTTGCGTTCTCGCCGCCAGCAGGGGCACTTGCCAACGTAAATGCAACGGTAGATCCGTTGCCGGTAAAGTTGGCAATGATTGCGGTAGCGTTGAAGCTGCTGCCCACATTGTCGTATGTGGCAATCAGAACGCCAGTACTGGTTTCAAGCACAAACTTGTACAACCGAATTGCAATCCAAATCTCGCCGCCGCTAGGCACTCGGCCAGCAGAATTCAAAACAATTGGGTTGGTATGCGCGGTGCTGCCAGTGCTTGATGTGTACGATGCCAGCGGCGTTGTTGTGCCCGCTTCGTATGTGTAAATTTTGCCTCCAGTTAAGATGACTCCATTGTTGTCAAAAAACTGAGCACCAACGCCGCCAAAGGCTGAAAGCGATACTGCGGGCATATTGAGTCCTACGCTGTAAGTGCGGCAACTTTATCTTGAAACGCTTTTACGCGAGCGTCCAAGGCGGCAGTTTTGGCTTTCAGATCGGCCTGTTGGCTTTCAATCTCAACTTGAGCCTCAGTTTGGTAAGCCTCACGATCTGCCACCGCTTTTTCGCGCAACCCAACCGCAGTTTCACGGTCTAACGCAGCAGCAAGTGCAGCCTTAGCTTGGGCGTTCAAATCCTTGGCTTTGGCTTTTGCATCAGCCAGCTCTTGCTTTGCTGCTTCGCGGTCAGCCATGGCGTCAACTTTTAACGCGACTGCTTCAGCTTTGGCAGCATCTAGCTCTTGCTTGGCACGTTCTCTGTCGGCTACAGCGTCTTGAGCGGCAGACAATGCACCCTGACGAACAGCCAGTTCGTCACGCAACGCGGCCATATTAGCTAGATCAATTGGGAATTGCTTGGTGAAATAATCAACGTAGTTCACGGCAGGAGAGTCGTTAGAAACTTGCATGGCGACCTCAAGAATAGTAAGTAATGTTGAGCTTTGCACCGGCGCTCTGCTCAATAAACTGAATTTGAGACAGATCACCGTCATACTGCAAAGTTACGCCAGCGGCCAGCGGCATCCCAACGCTTGCAGTTGGAGCCACACCATCGTCTCGCCAACGCACGTTTTGCGTTTCGGGCGTAATGATAGCAATCCGAGGAGATCCAATCAATCCGCTTATATCGCGTGGCGGCACGGTCAGTTTTGTAGCAGTACTCAAACTTGTGATCTGCTGGTAGCCCATTACCGAGGTAATTGCTTTTAAATTAATAGCCATTAAAATCTCCTTCTTTCGGTGAATGACCGAAGTTTAATCAACAATTGTTCTGCGCCAACCACCACAGACTGAAAAAAATTTCCGGCAAAAAAAGCGCCACCAAAAAACGAATTCATGCCGGCCAAACGATGTTAAAGGGATCGGCTTGAGTGGGGATGTCCCGCAGAGCCTGGCGGTAGGTTGCCCACATTGGTTTGTCAACGGGTGAGTCCAATACCTGCGTCCAGTCGGTGTCTTTGAGCATCTGATTGCGTTGGGTACGGATCACTTGCCATTGTGTCACTACCCGCTGGTCAAGCTCCTCTTGGGTAAGTGGCTCAACGTCAACCAAGCAGCACATCCCGTCATACAGGTGAGGCGCGGCTGGTACTAGCTTTTCTGTTGCGTGGTCGTAGGGTTTCCACACCGTGATGACATAATAGCCCTCGGACTTGATCCAATCCACAGACGGCCCACGCTCACCAAAACTTGTGTTAGGCCACCACTCTGTGTGATCTTTGATGATGAGGTCTTGGTTAGCGATTTGCATGGTTACCTCGTTGGGAATGCTGCGGTTGGCGACGCCGTGATTGTACGGGCGGCTTTAGTAATTCTGATGTCTTCAAGATACCCATTAAGCGGCGTTGTTCCAGTGCGACTAGCTCCGACATACAAAATATCAGTCTGATTGAAGTTGTCTGTTACAGCGCCGCCACTAGTCACTTCAAGAGATCCGTTAATATAAATTTTAAGGTTGCCGGTTGCAGACCCAGACCTAACTACCGCAAAGTAATACCAAGTTGATGCTGCCAGCGTAGTTGTTGCGCCAGTCAAGTTTGCCGCTGTATAACTAAACTGAATTCTGTTTCCAGAGGTTACGTTGACCGACCAACCAGTAGATGCAGCGCCTTTGCTAACAATTCCGTAAGCAGCGCCGTTTGCCGATAAGTAAAACCACCCTTCAATCGTAAAATTACCAGTGCCAAGCTGAAGCTGCGGATTATCAATAGCAGTCAACCAGTCGCCAGTCCCGTCAAACTTCATGCTAGTAGGAGGCCACTGAGCAGTAATTGTGGTGCTGGCCTGAGCATCCCCAACCGTGATCAGATTGTTCTGCACGGCGGCGTCGTAGATTCCTGCGTTGGTGAAGTTGAGCAGAACGCGAGTATTGGCAACAGCGGTAAGCGGAGTTGTTGGAACCGCTATTGTTGTAGACGTTGGGTCGTATCCAGATGGTAGTGAGCCGCTAATGATTCTTGCATTAGCCATATATCCATCTAAAAGTCGCGTAGTGCCAGCGTTGCCACTAATGTAAAGCGAAGTGCCTGATGTTGTAGAAACACTCACGCTGGCAGTGCCTACTCTAACGCCATCAACATACAAAGAAGCAGTTGTTGCGTTTCGCATCCCAACAATATATTGCCACTGATTTGTTTTGATTACGCTTGCTGCGGTAATGTCAAAAGTAGTTCCGCTGCTGTCATTTCTACTTAAAAATCTAGCCGTCCCGTTTGTGTCGTGGGTTAGTGCATAATTTGTTGCCGCGCCATTTTGGATTTGCAGATAGTGGTTGCCCTGACTATTGTCTAACGAGTTGTTGTACAACCAAAACTCAAACACGGCGATTGACGGGCTTACTGCGGTAATAGTGCTGGTTAAATACGAACTGCCAGACGAGGGAAAGTACCCGCTCCCACCATACAGCGCAGTGGTGTACGATGCCGTTGGGGAGAACGGCTGGAATGCTTGGACGCGGGGCCCACCAGATGGAGTAAGCGTTTTTGGCGTACCAGAAACATCAACAAACCTATTGCCTTGGCAGGTCAACAACGTTGTATTTGCATCTGAAGTAAACGGAGCAGTTGGGGTCGAAGTTACCGTTCTGACCGTATTGCTTACGCGAACGTTTGAAAGATACCCATCAAGGTAATAACCCGCAATAGGAGTCGCCCACAAACCACTAACACGAAGTTGCGAGTTTTGTGCGTTTGTTGTATTGCTTTGAGAGTTTAATAGCGTCCCATTAAGATACAATGCGATAGTTGCCCCGTTGTAGGTCATCGCCAAATAGTTCCAAGTATTCAGCGTGGGGGCGGCAGAAGAATAAACAAAAACACCGCCAACCTGACAAAACCATTTGGCTCCCGAACTATTGTCAATTCCTATTGCTGTTCTTCCCGCAGAGCCGCTTGTACCTTGAGAAACAAATGCTTGCGTTGCAGTTGAACTTGTGACGTAAACAAACAACTCAATCGTAAAGTTGCCAGTTGGGATTACTTGGGTTTCTGTGGTCAGCAACGTCTGCGAAGATGACGCAACAAAATAATTACTCCACTGCCCATTCGGCCAATACGGAGTGATTGAACCCTGCGTCGGTGTGCCGTTGCGGGTTATGGTAAAATTGTTCGTCGAAGAATCTAAGAACGTGTTGTTCTGCTGCCCGTTAGTGCTGGTTGTGTTTAGCAACAGCGGGACGTAGGCAAAAGATGGGTCGGTTGCACCGCCAGCACTAGGGTTGCGGAAGAAAGATTTGCTAGTGGACAGCATCAGAAATTTGCCCCGGATTGGACGCCGTACCAGTTTGTGCCATCCGAAATGAATGCGTAAATGTCAACCTTTGTATTCGTCAAGGTGGCCGTTGGAGTCGTGCCGCCCGGATACTTCAAAGTCCCAGATGGCGATGTAAAGGTCAGGCTAGTCGGGGTTGAGGCATAAACCACTTGAACCGTCAGTGACTTACCCGCAGCGGGGGAAGGCAGCGTAATCGCATTCGCCCCGACCATCGTCGTAATTGTCTGGAAGGTTCCGTTCGTCAACGACAATGTGATTGCATTACTGGTCACCGTCGCCGTGAAGTTGGTCTCGGTGTAGTTCGTGATTGTTGGATTGGTCAGTGCTGGCGTATTGTTAAAGACCACTAGCCCAGTGCCTGTCTCATCGGTCATCGCTGAAATCAGGTTGGCGCTTGATGGCGTGCCTAGGAACGTAGCGACCCCAGTGCCTAGACCAGAAACACCAGTGGAAACAGGCAACCCCGTGCCATTCGTAAGCACAATTGCTGAAGGGGTACCCAAGTCACCGCCGCTAACAAGCAGCGTCCCAGTTGCGTCTGGCAGTGTAATGACAGGTGTTCCAGCAGTTGCAGCAGCCTGTAAAGTCTGGGTGCCAGCCCCACTTGCATTGCCTTGAAGTTTGATTGCACTCATTTAAGTATTCCAAATTGCCCAAACTTGACCAGTCGGGACAGTAACTGCATATCCTGCGGCGATAGTTACTGGGCTAACACTAAACCCGTTTGTGTTGCTGGTCAGCGTGTAGTTCTGACTAATAACAATCTGCGACTCAAGTATAGGGCCACCACCACCGCCAGAAGAATTAATCGTCTGATTAGGCCAAGTTCCAGTAATAGTGACGTTCGTGCCGGCAACCAACGATGGCGTTGCCGTACCGGTGCCGCCGTTTACTACGTCTAAAACACCAGTAAACGAGTGTGTGGCATTCCATGCAGCCGCACCAGTGGCGCTAAACGTACCGTCCGCTGGCGTAGTATGGTTTACCGAAATTGTCATGCCAAGAACCTTAGACGGTACAAGGCACGAAGGTAAATTTCTATAATGTTATCAATCAATTGCTGCAAAGACATATCCGTCTTGTCAACAACCTTGTATCGGCAAGCCTCAATTTCTTTTAACTGCTCTTCCAAAAACTCAACAATGTTAGTCGTTTTCTTGGCTGTCATCAGCGTAATAGGTCCAATCAGCCCGTGCCGACCTTGGTACGCTTCGGCAAAATCATCTGCCGCTTCAATGATCAGTTCGTAAAAATGACCAAGCGCCTTGTGCTTGCTATAGCTTCGCGTGTTTAAATGTACGCTATGGGCTACATCCCTAGCAAGAAATAGCAAACCTACAAAATCCGCGCATTTCATTGCATCATCCCTTCAGAAGGCATCATTTCCATTGGCATGGATTCCTCACGCATTTCAGGCATTTGATTCATCAGGTTCTGTGACTCTATAGCCGCAGCGACCACGCCCATCGCAATGTCTTGGATTTGCTCTTCGGTCATACCCGCCTGAACAGCACTAATGCGCTGCGTCTCAGCCTGATACGCCTTAATCTGCGCCTCAAAGTCCTTGCGTTCTTGCTCTTGCGCTTCCATCGACTTGCCGACATTTTGCAGCATATTGTGCAACTGATCCAACTCTGCCGCCATTGCTTGCATTTGCTGGTTGGCCGCTTGCAGAGCTGGAT